TCAAGGAACTACATCAAAAATTATTAAGTAAATGAATATATACACAAATCCAAATAGCGCTTTCCCTAGTCAGGTTGTAGATGATGCTACTAAGGCTTCCGAAGAATATGGATTACAGGTATCTCGAGCTATAGAACAGGAATGGTTTAATCAAGGGAGGACTAGCGGTAATAGGTATTTAACACATTGGAATAATTTTAATAGATTAAGACTATACGCAAGAGGAGAACAATCCGTACAAAAATATAAAGATGAGTTATCAATTAATGGTGATTTATCTTATTTGAATTTAGACTGGACACCAGTGCCTATATTATCAAAGTTTGTTGATATAGTTTCTAATGGCATTTCACAAAAAACCTATGATGTAAAAGCATTTGCACAAGATCCAGATTCTTTAAAAAAGAGAATGGATTATGCCTCAGCTGTAAAATTTGATATGTTTGCCAAGTCAGATATTCAAGACACTATGGAGGTTACGGGTATTGATATATCAAAATCAAATATCCCTCCAATGGATTTGCCAGCCACCTTGGACGAATTAGAATTACATATGCAACTTTCTTATAAGCAATCTATTGAGATTGCAGAAGAGGAGGCAATAAATACAGTATTAAAAACTAATAAATACGATCTTACTAGAAAAAGATTAAATTACGATTTAACAACTATAGGGATTGCCGCAGTTAAAACATCGTTTAATAAATCAGAAGGAATTGTTGTTGATTATGTAGATCCTGCTTATTTGGTTTATTCATATACAGAAGACCCTAACTTTGAAGATATTTATTATGTTGGCGAAGTTAAAGCGGTAACAATACCAGAATTAAAAAAAGAATTCCCATATATATCGGAGGATGAACTTCTCAAGATACAACAAATGCCTGGTAATAGACAATATATTCAGGGATGGGGTAATTATGATGAGAATACAGTGCAAGTATTATATTTTGAGTATAAAACTTATATGAATCAAGTATTCAAAATAAAACAAGGTGATAATGGATTAGAGAAGGTTATTCAAAAAACCGATTCTTTTAACCCCCCACCAAATGATAACTTTGAAAAAGTATCAAGAACAATAGAGGTATTATATACTGGTGCTAAAATTATAGGTACTAATATGATGTTAGAATGGAAGTTATCAAATGATATGACACGTCCATATGCAGATACAGCAAGAGTTAAAATGAATTATAACATAGTTGCTCCTAGAATGTACAAAGGTAGAATTGATTCAATTGTTACTAAATGTATTTCTTTTGCAGATATGATTCAACTGACTCACCTAAAACTTCAACAAGTTATGGCAAGAGTAGTGCCAGATGGTGTATTCTTAGATGTAGATGGTTTGATGGAAGTTGATTTGGGTAATGGAACAAAATACAATCCGGCGGAAGCATTAAATATGTATTTCCAAACTGGTAGTATCGTAGGTAGATCTTTGACTCAGGACGGCGATATAAATAGAGGCAAAGTGCCTATTCAGGAATTAACAACATCTAGTGGTCAGGGTAAAATACAAAGTTTAATACAAACTTATCAGTATTACTTGCAAATGATTAGAGATGTGACGGGGCTTAATGAAGCTGTTGATGGCAGTAAACCAGATTCTAATGCTTTAGTAGGATTACAGAAAATAGCTGCAAATGCCTCTAATGTAGCAACCCGCCATATAAAAGATGCAAGTATATATTTAACTACTAGAATTTGTGAAAATATATCTTTAAGAATAGCAGATTGTTTAAATAATCCATTAACAGCAAACTCATTAAAACAAAGTATATCAACTTATAATGTTGATGTTTTAAAAGAAATGGAAAAACTAAATCTACACGACTTTGGTATTTTTTTAGAAATTGAACCAGATGAAGAAGAAAAACAACAACTAGAACAAAATATACAAGTTTCTTTACAAAACCAAGGAATTGATTTAGAAGACGCGATTGATATAAGACAAGTTAGAAATCTTAAATTAGCAAATCAGTTATTAAAGTTAAAAAGAAAAAGAAAGCAAGCTCAAGTACAAGAGCAACAGTTAGCAAATATACAAGCACAAGCAGATGCTAATTCCCAAAATGCTGAGAAAGCCGCAATGTTTGAAGTACAAAAACAAGAGGCTTTAGCTCAGACACAAATACAAATAGCACAGACTAAATCTCAACTTGAAATGCAAAGACTGCAAACTGAGGGGCAAATTAAAAAACAATTAATGGCAGAACAGTTTAATTATGATATGCAATTAGCACAATTAAAGGTTCAAGCAGAAACAACTAAGTTCAATCAGTTAGAAGATAGAAAAGATGAAAGAACTAAGATACAAGCTACACAGCAATCAGAATTAATAGATCAGCGCAAGAACGATTCTTTACCAAAGGATTTTCAAAGTAACGCGCAAAATTTAATGGAAGATTTAGGAGGCATGTTACAAATGGAATAAACTTATTAACCAATTTTATATTATCATATTATGTCACAAGAAGTAAAACAAGAAGGAGAATTTAAAATAAAAGCAAAGAAACCTTCGGTAAAAAAACTAACCAAAACAGATGAACCTATTAAGGTTGATTTAACACAGAAGCAAGAGGATCCAATAAAAGTAGTAATCCCTAAAGAAGAAACAAATGCCATTCAAGAGCAAGGAACAAATGAAAGCGTGTTACGCGATAAACAGCCCGAAATGGGATTGCAAGAAGTGGTCGAAGGAAACCAAGGGGCCACTGAAAATGTTATTGAAGAAATCTTTGAACAAGAAATAAAACAAGAAGTTGCAGATATTAAAGAAGAACTGCAATTTCATACTCAAGAGCAAACAAAGAATAATACAGAACTACCAGAAAATATAGAGAAGTTAGTTTCTTTTATGCAGGAAACTGGTGGAACAATTGAAGACTATGTTAGGTTAAATGCTGATTATTCAAATATAAATAATGTTGCTCTATTAAAAGAATACTATAAGAGTACCAAACCGCATTTAGATGCTGAGGAAGTAGAATTTTTATTGGAAGATAAATTCTTTTTTGATGAGGACATTGACGACGAAAGAGAAATCAAGTTAAAGAAATTAGCATTTAAAGATGAGATTTCTAAAGCTAGGAATTTTTTAGAAGAAGCAAAGAAAAAATATTATGCAGAAATTAAGGCAAGGCCTGGAGTTAATGCAGAACAACAAAAAGCTGTTGATTTTTTTAACAGATATAATAACGAGCAAAACAAAGTGGCTCAACAACAAGATGCGTTTAAAAAACAAACATCTAGTCTTTTCAACAATGAATTCAAAGGTTTTGAATACAACTTAGGAGAAAAAAGATTTAGATACAATGTTCAAAATCCAAATCAAGTTGCCGAAACTCAATCAAATATACAAACCTTCATCGGAAAGTTTCTGGATAAAGAGGGTAATGTAACGGATGTGCCGGGTTATCATAAGGCTTTGTATTCAGCAATGAATGCTGACAAAATTGCTGCTCATTTTTATGAACAAGGGAAAGCTGATGCTGTTAAACAAGTTGTTAGTAATTCCAAAAATCCAAGTATGGATGCTCCTAGAACTGCTAGTGAGCCATTCATTAACGGATTTAGAGTCAAATCTATAAGCGGTCAGGATTCCTCAAAACTAAGGATCCAAACAAAAAAATTTTAACAATTAAAAATTAAACGATTATGTCAAACATGATTAACTCGGTTACTGGAACTAATTTTGGTTCTATTAAACCGTCACAAAAACAGCAAGCGTTAGAAACAAACTACTTAAACTTTACAGATGGTAGTGGTAATGACTTTGCGCAACAATATTTACCAGAAATCTACGAGCAAGAAATTGAGCGTTATGGTAATAGAACTTTATCTGGTTTCTTACGTATGGTAGGAGCTGAGATGCCAATGTCTTCTGATCAAGTTGTTTGGTCTGAACAAAACAGATTGCATATTGCTTATACTAATGTATCTTGTGCTACTGCAACTACTTTAACATTTGCGGTAGGAGGTACTGGTATTAACTTTGTTCAAAACGTTATTTCTGCAGGTCAAACTTTAGTAGTTATGGATCCTGCAACTGGAAAAGAATTAAAAGTTCTTGTTAATGCTTCTACTACAGCGGGTGGAACAGCAACTGTTACAGTTTATCCTTATACTCAAGCTAGCTTAACTTCTGGAAGTGTTTTATTTCCAGTAACGGCAGCTCCTAACGGAACTCTTAAAATATTTGTTTATGGTTCTGAATTTATAAAAGGAAGTACAGATTCTTCTTTAAAATCGGTTACGCCTTCATTTACTCAATACAGTAATTCACCAATTATTGTTAGAGAAAAATATGAAATCAATGGGTCTGATACCGCGCAAATTGGATGGGTAGAAGTTGCTACTGAGGATGGTGCGTCTGGATACTTATGGTATTTAAAAGCAGAATCTGAAACAAGATTACGTTTTGAAGATTACTTAGAGATGAGTGTAATTGAAGGAGAATTATCAGCGGCT